CCATTTATTTACAAACTAACTATCGCAGAAGTAGGTGTTGCTATTGACTCCACTGGTAGCACATACGACTTTTCGTGCCCAGTAGGATCGCAAGTTGCTTACACAGACGAGTACTTTAAGTTACCAAAAGACTTAAAAGTTAGCGGTAACGATATCGAAACTCTTGTACAAGATTTACAAGACCAATTAAAAAAATATAGAGAAGACAATTTAAAAGCAGAAGGCATACATGACGAAATTGTGTTTGACCTTACCCAACTTAAATCAGAAATATCTGATTTAGAAGTTACCAAGGCAGGAGCCAACGCGGCTGAAGAAGTTAATAGATTAATTAACTCACAGGAAAAAGGTGTTAAGACGTTAGACGAATACAAGAAGAGATTAGAAGACGACCCCGAAAGTTTCGATGGCGGAGTCGAAGCAGGCACAGACTGGCTGTTCAATCAAAATATTGCAATGAAGGAAGGAACAGACATGAATCAGTTCTTTACCACACTACTTGTAATGTGTCCTGGTTTCTTAGATAAGACTAGTAGGAAAAAAGTATTCGATGAGCCGGCTGTGAACGCAGATGGATTTGACCTAGCACAAACATTTACTAAGTGGTACAAGATTGAATCATCGATATCATATGAACTAGATGAAACAGGTGCCGCTGTGTTTGATACCAAACGTAACAAGTATCCAAAGAAGATAATTTATAAACCTATCATATATGATAGAGCTGACGTCGAAGTTGCGGCGGCAGAAAACAACCTTAACAAAGAGCAAACAACAAAACGTGTAAGAGAGATGAACATTAAAAAGGTGTACAACTATCTATACACAGGCTTGAATGACCAAATACTAAGTGCAGATATTTCGTATAATGCAGGTCAATTATTACTTGCTGTTCCAGGCGGAGGCACAATGGGCGACATGGCCACAAATGCAAACTCTCCGACAATGAATCAAGATGCTACTACTGACCTTGACGGCAAAGATCGTGATGCAGAAGTGGCGGCAAAGGTACAAGACAGTGCAGGAATTAATGCGGCGTTAGATGATGATGTGTTTGCCCAGCGAGTACAAGACACCCTAGGACTATCAAGTGACGAATACACAGATATAATGGATGATGATAAAAGACGAGCCGATTTAGCAGATACTATTTTGTACGTTAATAACCAAGGCTCAGATCCGTTGGGTTACAGAAAAACAGAACAAGGAAAAGAAGACTTCCCTGTTGACTCTCCGGCACCTAATCCTAATGCACAGCCATACAAGCCAGAAGCAAGCGGATACTTATATAGTGCAGACTTACTAAGTGATTATGGTGGTACAACAACCGTTATCGGTGAATTATCAGGATACCAAGCATTACAACAACTAAAGAAAAGCACAAAGAAAACAGCAGAAGATATCGATACATCGCCTAAGCCAAAATATAATTACGGCAAGAGTGTAATAGCAACATCGAACCAAACAAATGACGGTACAGCAAGTGCAACACTGTTTGGGTACATGTACCAGAATGTAAATGATGCAGGTATTTTAATAGATTTAAATTTAAAAGTACGTGGCGATCCATGGTACCTAGGTAGACCAATGCCTTATGCAAACGCAAGAGAGTTGCGTAACCCAGGTAACGCAGACGCGGCGAGCGAAGATAAAAAGTCCACGGATGAGTATGCAGTGTATGGCAATAGTGATAACTACTTTTTGTTTACAATGCAAACACCTCGAGTCCGAGACCCAAACGTTGACGATGAAGATGAGAACACAGGTTATATGACACAGCAAGGAACAGCATTCTTTATAAGTGGAGTATACGCGATTATCGGACTTACAGCAAGTTTCTCAGGTGGATTGTTTGAAGTTGAAATGACCAGAGCACCAAAAGTAACATCACTAAGTCTATCTAAAATAGATCTAACAGGGCGATAAGATGGCGTATAAGGCAGACGAATATAAAATAAGTAGAAAGAATCCAGTAGACAAGTCACGTGAAGAGGCAAATCTGGATCACGGTATCTATGTAGGCGAAGTAATTGTAAGACCTAAAGATGCAAGTCACAGCGGACGTATACCTGTTTATATCCCAATGTTGTCAAAAGACAGAAACGATCCAAAAGGGTATTTTAACTGTTACTGGAGTAGTCCTTTTGCAGGCACAACTCCTAGTGCATCAGTTGGAAAGAATACAACGAAATATCAAGACACAATGAAGACATATGGCATGTGGATGGTTCCACCTGATCCAGGCAACTTTGTGTTAGTAATATTCGGCGACGGTAAAAAGAAACAACCTATTATTATAGGATGCATGTTCCCGGACCAAATGCAAAACATGGTGCCCGGTAACCCAGCTGGCGCAACATTTGGCACAAGCCAGCCATTACCGACAGCAGAAAAGAATAGACGAGACGAAAATAAAAGCCACGGTAAAACTCCACAGCGACCACTTAATCCATACATAGCATTTCCTATAGTAATGCAGGGACTAATTAATGACCCTGTTAGAGGTACAACAACTAGTGGTGCAAGACGAGAAAGTCCTTCACAAGTATTTGGGTTTTTAACACCTGGGCCAGAGCAAGTAAATGTTGATACAGGAAAAAAGGACGGCACAAATAGATTAGGCGGACACAGTTTTGTAATGGACGATAACTTGGAACAGCGTCATATCAGAATGAGAACTGCTGGTGGCGGACAGGTATTGATAGACGATACAAATGAACTTGTTTATGTTATCAACAGTCCTGGTACTGCTTGGGTAGAGTTATCCGCAGACGGCAGTATACAAGTGTTTAGCGACAGCGACTTAAACATGAGAGCAACCGCTAATGTTAATATTAGAGCAGATCATACATTAAACTTAGATGCTGGTGTTAGGGTAAACATAAACGCAGGGTTGCTAGAAGATGCCGGCGGCGAAGTAGACACAATAAACTTAGGCGGCGCAACTGGTGGTGATGTTTATATACAAGCCGGTAATAGCATTAACGAATTAACAAACAATCAAATTAAAATGCAAACACTTAAAGACGGCAGTTTAATATCGGCGGCATCAAAAGGCGGTGTGCAACTATATGGTGAGTCAGGCATAGAAGTTAAAACTCCTGCAACCACTGTGATAGAATCCGGTAGTGATGCATTTATAAGTACAGGTGGATCAACACACGTTGTATCAGGCGGACCTAGTTATGTTAAAGGGGCAACTGTACATCTTAATGATGGTGGAAGCACAGGATCAGCTGGCGTCCCTGGACCGATTACACCCTTAACAGTAACAGTATTTCAGGACGAGCCGTTGAGCATTCCTGTTATGGACTATGACCATGCAGAAACAGACACTCGCAATCCTTTACCTACAAACGGATTAAGACAAGTTGATCCGTCTTTACCAGCAACAGTTGATTCTAAGTATGCAGGCAATTTCCAAGACCCTCGAGGCAAGAAAATAAAAGTCGCATCTACGACAACAATGATCACAACCAGAGAACCGTGGTTCGGACATTTAACACAAGACATTACTATCCCTGCCCCAGGCGGTTCGGATGCTATAGCAGGTGATAAATTTGCGGCTAACAACATGGCCCCAGGTTCATCGGACTCTGGTTACATAGGCCCAGACACCATAGTCGCTCCAGATGGTAGTGTTAAACAAGGCACTGGCTTTGACGGAGTAACTGGTCCAGCATTAGAAGGACACGTTAGAGGACAATTTTATGATACATCAGGTAATCCTAAAGATGTAGAAACACTTAACACTATGGTGCCTAATTACAAAGATGCCCCGTTACTAAAAAGTAAGACAATGGCAGGTGATGCATTGGCAAGTGAATTTGCTAATGGGCCTGGCTTAAAAGCAACAGAGGACATGATTACATCATGTTCTGCACCAATGTTAACAGAACATGAAATGCAATACCCGGGTGGTATTAAGCCTGATAAGCCTGTAAAGGCAATTGGGTACAAGCACATACTGGGCGAGGCAGAACAAAAGGCTGGCGTAGTTATGTTTGGTGATGGCAAGAACTTTGACCCGACATCAGCTACTACAATGATTGATACAGGTAAAGGAAAGCTATCTTCGGCAGACATTGCAGACATTATTAAAACGGCTGGACCAGGACAAGATTTATCCTCACAAGGCATTCTTAAAGCAAGTCAAGTTAGTAGTAAGTTTAGTGCAGGTGATTCTGCGTATGCCATCGTACCGAAAGGTGGCGCTTATAAAGAACCTATATTTATAAACCAAGTTGCCGCTGGTATGAGTAAAAATGCAAGTAAGCAATTATTAAACAATGACTTGAAACAAATGTCTAGGTACGCATTTAAGAAAGCTAACCGTCCTATGTCAACGCAACAAGGCATCGCACTAACTATGTTAACTCACACACTGGGCAAAGATGGATTTGATAGTAGTAGAGCACTACGAAGCATAATGGCAGGCAGTGACAACGACATTGCTAGAAGTTTTGCATTATCCAAATTTAGCGGATCAAAGGGTGTATCAGGGTCTAAATCTGTTGACCAAGGTAAGGGTGCAGTTATGTCCTACTTATGGCAATCATCAGATAGCATGTTGCCTGAAATTATGAGAATTGCAAGTGACAGTAACGGGTATGATTTCAAACAAGCTGATTTGTATCTTATGCAGAAGTTAGCAAAAGGATTATAACGGTCAGTATTTCTGAGGGTTTGCTTTTTGTAAATCTGCAATCTTAATGTAAGCTCTGTATTTGCCTTCTTGTTCTTCAGCAACAGACCTTTTTAATATTTTAATTTCTTCTTTGTAGAGATTGCATTCGTTATTCTTCTGTATCAGCATTAGTCTTAACTCTTCTTCGAGTGTATTATTTAAAGAAGTATTCTGTGCCACTAGTGTCTCCGAAGGTATGTTTCTTAATTATATTTATAGTATCGAATGATAAAAGTACTTCGTTGTGACTCAACGGAAGGTAAACAGTTTCCACGTTAGAAAATCCTTTCGGTACATTGGTCTGAGTAGCAACTGTGAGTAGTCCGTCGTTGTGCTGTGTTCCTAGCCCTGCCAAGTCATTAGCAGAGCCTGTCGATCCTGTTGTTACTACATTCGTAACATGACAGTCTAACTTGATGTTTTGTATGTCTTGCATAAAGTTACTGTTCGGCTTTACATTGTTAAACAGTTTACTTTGTCGGAATACCATTGATATCCAACGTGCTGTTTGACTGCCTCCCCATGGGGAACTTAATGCAACGAATGATAATACTCGTTTCGACTTCGCGGCAAACAGGCTAGAGATCAAACAACCGTAACTATGTGCAATTATATGAAACGATTCGTCTCCAAACTCATTACGAGTAAGCAAGTTGAATCGTTTCAGTATATCATCTGGGTTTTCTTGCACTTTGTATTCTAGACAAACTAGATTACATTCTGGCAAAAATACTTCTAAATAACTAACACTAAGCCCTGATTGACCTGATCCGTGAACAAATACTACGTTAGGCAATCTTGGCATCTAATATTAGTCGCTCCATTTGACGCAATTCTTTTGGAATCGAGTGCTTTGACTGACCGACCATATTGACTAGCTCAAACAGAACGTAGTTCTTAAGATGGTAATCGTAAATGCCCACTGAGTGTACACGCCTGTTGTTAAAGTGCATCATTTTTCTGAACCTGGGGCCATAGCCTGTAGTTCCTTCATAACGGTTGCGGGCAATGGCTTTGTTAGCCTTGTCTGCAAGCTCAACGATGCTGTTAAATTTGTCTAAAACGTTTTTCATAACTGTCCTAAATTTAAAAGTAAAAAATGCATAAAAAGTATTATGCTCCAGTATTATATAGTCTAAATCATACCAAAGTCAACCGTTATTTTGGCGTACTTTTCAAGGCCCGAAATGGGCTGTATTAAAACATGTTTTAACGAACGATGATAAATATTGATATGGCAAACATATATAAAGGCTTTAGCACAATAGGTAAAATTAGACCTCCTTACACTGTTACTAATGGTGAAGCAGTAAAAGTTGACCTATTAAACGAATTGTATACACGAAGGGGCGAGCGAGTCATGCGTCCTACGTTTGGTACTACTATTTATGATATTATCATGAATCCACTAGACACTTATGTAGAACAAGAAGTAAGAGACGAAGTAGTGAGAATATGTACTAAAGATCCCAGAGTTAATATCCAAGAGGTGTTTACTCAAGTGATTGATCATACAATTAGCATACAGGTTCAGCTAACTCTTAAGCCTTTCTTAGATGAAGAAACCCTGCTTGTGGAATACACACAGGATAGCAGAGAGATTTAAATATGGCAACGAGTAACAGACAGAACAATTTGTTCGCGGCAGAAGATTGGGATATAGCCTATAAGGCTTACAGCAATGTAAACTTCCAAGCATACGATTTTGAAACAATTCGTACAGCGATGATTGAGTACATTAGAACTAACTTCCCTGAAAACTTCAACGATTACATTGAAAGTTCTGAATTCATTGCTATCATAGAATTACTTGCATACATGGCACAGAGTATTGCATTTAGAATGGATGTAAACACTAGAGAAAACTTTCTTGAAACAGCAGAAAGAAAAGACTCAGTATACAAACTAGCAAGACAGTTAGGCTATAATCCTAAAAGGAACGTAGCGGCAGGTGGATTGTTAAAAATTGTAAGTGTAAGCACCACAGAGCCACTAACGGATAGTGGCGGATCAGACATAGGTAATAGAGCTATTACTTGGAATGATGCAAACAACCCAGACAGTTACGAACAATTTATTACTGTAATGAACAGTGCCTTTGGCAATGTGAATAGATTTAGTAAGCCAGTTAAGACTGGTTCAATAAACTCAATTATTACCGACTTATATGAAGTTAACACTCAAATAAATGCGCCATTTGTTTACAAGTTTAAAAAGAGTATAAACGGTGTTAGTAGAGACTTTGAAATCGTAAACGCTGACTTTGAAGATAACAATTTCTTCTTTGAAAAGCATCCTGACCCATCAAACAACTTTGGATTAATTCATAGAAATGACGGGCTAGGGCTTTCCAGTGCAAATAACGGATTCTTCTTAATGTTCAAACAAGGAGTATTGCAGTCACAAACTTTCGATTTTGAGACCCCAGAAGAAAATAGATCACAGACTATTGCTGTTGACGGCATTAATGAAACTGATGTATATTTTCAACAAGTAAGTACTATCGGTGGTGTGCTGTCCAAGTGGAAACAGATTCCTAACACCGTTGGGCAGACACTACAGTACAATACTTTAGCGAAAAAGTCACCTAACTTGTATGCAATACAAAACTTAGGTACAGGCGGTATTAAATTACAGTTCGCTGATGGTAACTTTGCAAACGTTCCAGTAGGCAACTACAGAGCGTTTTACAGAGCAAGTGCAGACGAGAGATACAGTATTCAACCTGACGACATGGGCAACGTAGTTTCAGACATAACATACGAAACTCAGACAGGTGAGAAGTATGTACTCACTATTACTGCTAGATTACAAACAAGCATTAACAATTCATTGCCATCAGAGACATTGGCAGGGATTAAGGAAAGAGCACCACAGGCATTTTATGCTCAAGACAGAATGGTGTCAGCACAAGATTATCAAGTATTGCCTTTAGCAAAAAGCAATAACATACGAAAACTAAAAGTTACTAATAAAACACATGCTGGACACAGTAGATATATCGATATTACCGATCCTACTAGCACATTCCAGACAACAACTACTATTGCTGAAGACGGAGCGTTATACAAAGAAGATTCTCCGCAAAGTTACTCGTTTATTATTGACGGTAACAACACAGCAAAAGAACAAATTGAAAAAGTGTTCCCTATATACTTAAAGAATCTAGAATTAAGAGATTTTATCTATAGCGATTTTAGAAATAAGTGGATTGAGACACAGCCAAACAAATTTAAATTAGACCAGTACGGCATAGTATGGAAGACGCTTCCTAAGACAACGGAAAATGATACAGGCTACATGACTGAGACCTTTACTCAAACAGGTACAGTAAGTGACGTAAATATTTCCAAAACAGAATTGTCCCTTATACAGCCCGGGCACATGATAAAGTTCGTAGATCCTGCAGATATTACAAAGTATAAGTGGGTTAAAATAGTTTCTGTTAGAAACTCGGGCAGACGTGTTAGCTCTAGTACTACAGCAAACGGTCCATTCGCATTAAGTGAAAATGTAAGAGATGGCTGGGCTGGTAAAGAAATTATTACTACATTAAGAAGTAAGTTTTACGAAGTCGAAAGCAACAAAATTTCATCTGCTATTGCTAAAAAGCAAACATTCGGTGTTGGCTATAATGCAACAACAGACACGTTCTATGTTGTTAATAATAATGATATGGACTTGACTAACACGTTTGATATCGGTAACTCAGAAGATACATCCGGAAACAACAGAGATAGAAGTTGGCTCATGAAGTTTATGTATGAGCCAATTGACACGTTGTCGTTTAGATACAATGTAGAACTAAGAGGCACAAAGTATATTTTTGAAAGTTATGAAGATTGCAGATTTTATAACATTAACCAAAATAGAATTGTAGATAGTTTTACAGGTAGAGCAAAATATGATACGCTAGAGCTAACAACACTTAACACACAAGGTCAGACATTAGAAGGCTTTGAGTGGAGAGATACAACGACACCTACACCAGATTACATTGGTGATAAGTGGTACTCAACCAAAGATGGTGTTAACTTTACTGACATACCTTTGAAATCAAGAAGTGTAAACTATAGCCAAGTAGAGTTCACAGTTAACTCAAACTTTGGTTTATTTAAGAATGGTAATTCATCTGGTAACACATTTGTACACAACTTAACTATACCGTTAGGTTCTAACTTCGATACATCGGATTTAACAAGTAACATAAATGTTACTATTGCAAATAACACAGGTGTTGTACACTCATTACCTAGTAAAGTAAACATTGACTTTACAAGCACAACGTTTGGCTTCCCGATACTAAATGCACAAGGCAACATAGCATACAGGCATGACACGGCTACATATGAATCCAACATTATTTCTAACAGAGGCGGTGGACACATTTATGTATCCAATGCAGACGTTGCCGCACAGACAGGCACATTAACAATTGTGGACTTTGATGACAACAGACATTATGCTGTCGATTCAACTGGCTTGGCTAGTAAAGACCTTATTAATGTAAACTATGCTAGAGCAAAAGACAGACTAGATACTCCTATTACTTGGAGTGCTGTTAAGAACTTTGTTTACGCAGATGGGCATACTGATGCTAGAAAAGTGCAAGTAACTCCGTTTAATTCAACAAACGATGACAGTCCGGATAATCCTATACAGTTCGATGATTTTGTTGGGCCAAACGATATTGTGATATTTGAAGACTTCGATAGCTTCGACGGATACACTTATACTAAGCCTGTTAAGACAGGAATATTAGATTTACGCAGAGAGCCAGGTGTTAACTTTAGTGCAACTAAAGATAAGATTGCAGGCAACTCGACTGGTAGTGCATTAAACTTATCAGGCACATATTACAATATTGCAGACTACGATATTTTCCTAGTTAAGTCGAAAGCCATTGTAGACACGTTTAACAATGTTGACGGCAAGTTCCATAACAAGAAAGTTTATGCAAAAGATACAGGTAAAGTCTACTTGATGTCTTACAGTAGCACAAACCTTAATGTTGTTAACAACTATGAAAGTTCAAAGCACAGAGCTAAAATTGGCAAGAGCTTTACACAAGATACGCAAAACGCTACACAAGAAAGTGTAGTATTTAAGTGGAACCATATTGCAAATAACGATATGAGAATTGATCCTAGTATTAGTAATGTACATGAGTTTTTCATGTTAACAGACACTTACTACGATGAAGTACTTTCGTATATTAACGTTCCAGGAACAGCATGGCCCGAAGAGCCAAGCACATTAGAACTTGAAACAGAGTTCCAAATTTTACAAACTTACAAAGCGGCTAGTGATCAAATTTTATTCAAGAGCGGCAGATTTAAGTTATTATTTGGCGACGATGCACAGGCAGAACTACAAGCAAGATTCAAAGTAGTCAGACTACCAGGCACGTCACTAAGTGACAACGAGATTAAAACCAAAATTATTAAATCAGTTACTAAATATTTCAGTATAGACAATTGGGAATTTGGCGATACATTCTACTTTACGGAACTAAGTAGTTACATACATCAAGAAGTAGGTAACTCGATCGGAAGTATTGTTATCGTACCTAAACGAGCAACAGGTGTTTTCGGAGACTTATTTCAAGTGAAGAGCGACAGTGACGAGTTATTTTTAAGTACAGCGTCAGTTGACGATATTGACATCGTTGACAAAATCACTAAAGAGAACATTAAGCCTACCAGTGGCACACCAACATTTACTTCATATGAAAACCCAGAGAGTGAGATTGGTCCTTTTGCAATCAATGGTTACTATCCATTGTATCCAACAAAAGAAGCATCAGACTTTGTAGGCAACGGTACATCGCATACACATGATTTCTTTGGAAAGACATTTTATATGCCAAACGGCATAACAACATACATGGGTAACTATGTAGCGGAAGAAGGTAAGAACAAAGCAACTACTACACAAGATAACGTGATTAACAATCAGATTACAGGTTCTAGTGCAACTAGTTCAGGCAATAACTCAAGCGACTCAAGTGGATATTAATAAAAATGGCTGATAAAAAATATACAAAACTTCCCGTAATTCACCAGACACCTGTTATAAAGAATTTTTTCGATACAACAGTTGAGCAACTTTTTAGTAAAGCAAACGTTGAGACAATGTCTGCTTATGTTGGTAGACGAGAAGAGGACCTGTTAAGTGCAAAAGATACATACATTTTGCAACCAACTGCTGATAGAGACAAGTTTAGTTTAGAGCCAGCAGTAAGTACTATTGACCAGACAACAGGTAAAAGCACAAACATTATGTTCTATGAGGACTATATCAACGTGCTTAAAAGTTATGGTGTTAATACACTTAATCAAAATTCAATATTTGATTCTGAAGCATACACGTTTTTACCACCAGTTAATATTGACAAGTTTGTTAACTACCAAGAATACTTTTGGAGTCCAAACGGCCCGACACCAGTTATTGTTGAAGGTACATCTGCATCTCCTATAAACATTGAGAAGGACATTGTAGGTCAGAGGTCATTCACAACACCCGCAGGAACTACATTAAAAAGTGGAATGGTTGTTACTTTTGCAGGCAACTATGTTATCCCAAACAAATTTAAAGATGAAAACAGATATATTGTAGAAGGTGTAGGCGAAAGCATTATACTACACAACAAGGATCAAAACTTTGCAACTGTTTTCAGTACTGAAGATTATATTCAGTTTGACCAAACAATTATTGGAGTCGAAGACACTCTTATAGAAACTAGCTCGACAGGCACATATTTTAACAGTGGCGGATTACAAGGCATTACGAACTATGAATCCTGGGGCCAACTAGTAGCAGGTGGCGAGTACACTCAAGTAGGTGCACCTGATTACGCATTCGATCAAACAGATCCACAGTCAGGTCTTCCATTATGGAACGGCTATGTTGCACCACTCGGATCACAACTAGTTTACACAGTGGGCGGCGCAGGTGCATTTGACATCGAACCGTACGACAGTGATAACACTCAGGAAAATCCAGACTACATTATCATGGAGCGTGGCTCAACTGATAATAACGTGTGGAGCAGAATTAACTTTTGGCACCACAAGAACACATTCTTAGAAGTCGGTGACCAGTTACCGCCTAAAGACAAACGTGCAGTAAGACCTATTATCGAATTTGATAGAAATATTGAATTACAGAACTTTGGTCTTACTGGTAAATTTGCAGTAGATATGAGTGCAGAAGGATATGTACAAAGTGAGATTGTTGGTAGACCGACAGGCGCATCAATTGACTCTGTAACATTACAGCCAGGTAACACAATACTACTAGCTAGTGATGATGCATCTGTTTCACAACATGCATATATTATTAGCGATGATGGATCAGAGAATGTAGTACTAACTAAAGTAGCAGACGCTACTAGTCCTGCAGGCTTATTAGACGGGCAAGCAGGGTTTGTGCCATATGTTGCACAAGTCGGTGATGTTATTACAGTTAAGTTTGGTTCTAAATACCAGGGTATAGAATACTACTGGACAGGCACTGAATGGAAAGCAGGACAGCAGAAGACAAAAATTAATACGCCAATTGAGTTTGTTATGTACGACAGTAGCAAAGTCAGGCTAGACAGCGATGCTACTTACCCATCAAGCACATTTACTGGCAACAACATTTTTGGGTACACTCCGACAAGTTCAAACAGAACAGCTGACCCTGTTTTAAACTTCCCGTTAGAGTATAAAAACTTTAACAACTTTAGTGAAATATCATTTACTAACCATATAGATGACTACTTTGAATCTTACACACCTTTCGGTGGCACAGCTAAGAAACAAATTAGTGGTTATATCTATTATAAAAAGAATAATGCTAAAGTAACTTACGATACTGCATGGAGACCATTAGAAGAAAAATTAAAGCAACGTGTGGAAGACCGATACATTATTAATGACAGTGATTCCGAAAGTGCTAAAAGGTTATACCACATATCAGCAGTACCAACTAACTCCAAGAGTGATATTGCAGGGCTAGTTGAGAAGAGCATACGCATTTATGTTAACGGTAAGAGAACAGAGTTGTTCTCATACGATGCCTCACAAGTTGCAGTTATTTTTGCAAGTTTTACATTTAGCAAATTTGATATCATTGATATATTTACTGAGACAGACACTGGATACTTTGAAAGTGTAAACACTAACGGTAGATATCACGTACCAGGCAGTTGGCACAGTAACTTAGACAATGCAGATATACTTTCAATATCACAACCTGAGTACTTGGAACACTTTAAAAACTTAATAGAGTTTCAGGAAGATCACACAGGTGACTCATTAGGTGCAAACAACTCTGAAAATGTTAAACGAGACATAAAGTACGCAGATAAGATTATGCAAACTGATGACGATTTAAGACTATCGGCATTCTTGTTCAGTAATGACAAGTTCAATATTAAAGACAGTATGGATTTTGTTGCAGAAGAATATGTAAAGTATAAGAATAGATTAAAGAAAGAAATTAAAAACTTTGTAAACAGTTCAGACTACACAGCAATGTCGTACAGCGCCATGCTAGAATTAGTTTTAGAGAATGTTATTGCATACAACCAAGGCAAGAATGTATTCGACGATACGTTTATGATAGCCTTTGGTGACAAGTACATCGAAGAAAAACTAGTTATGAACAATGTATTAAAAAGAGAATACACATTAACAAACTATCTAGATCTTCTAAAAATTGAAAACACAATTTATCTTTACGAATCAGATGGCGTTAACCCAGACAAATTATTATGTGCAGATGTTGATTACGAAATAACAACCACACTCGGTGCTGTTACAGTTACTTTCAAAACTGCTTACACAATAACATTAGGTAATACTATTAAAGTCAGACTATACGACTCAAATAGAGAAAGTGCTCAAGTACCTTCAACGCCTAGTGCATTAGGTATGTATCCTATTACATATCCAGAAATTATTACAGATACTACTTTTATAAGTCCTATTAAAATGGTAGTGGGACATGATGGAAGTAAATCAGTTGCAACGAATGATGTGCATGACTTCATACTTTTAGAGTTTGAGAAAAGAGTATACAATGCAACATTACAGCAATTTAGAAACAATGACAGTTTACCAGACTTAAATGTCAGTGACATTAGACCTGGTCAATTTAGAAAAACAGGTAGAGATCGTGATGAGTATTATGGTTTATTACGTTCTAACTTTAACAACTACATAACAAGAAATGATGTAGACTTTGTTAAAAATGAATTTTATCTAGCAGACGATCTGTGGACATGGAACTATAACCATGGCACAAGTAAGCCAGCACATTGGAAAGGCATATTTGAGGCATGTTACGATACAGATAGACCTCACACGCATCCATGGGAAATGCTAGGATTTACTAGAAAGCCTACATGGTGGGAAACACAGTACGGCACTAGTTATGCTTCAAGTAATTCCAACTTGTGGAGTGACTTAGAAGAAGGTATTATTAGACAAGGCGCAAGAGAGAATGTTACTAACAGCAGATATAAAGTAGACAATCCGTATAGACGTATTGGTTTAAAATACGAATTACCTGTTGACGCAAGTGGTACATTGATTGCTCCTGCAAACATTATTGCCACAACAGCAACAACTAAAACAATTAGTTGGGCAGAGACAACAACTGGTGTATCAGACAACAATGG